CATAGTTCGTTTAGTAGGAGAGTGCAGTACCGTTCAAAGTACTGTTGTCATTGTAACCATGTTAAACGCATGATTGTTTATTTGGAGTAACTATGTTTGAAGTATTTGATGGTGATTTGTTTTTGTTTGACTGCTTTAGTCAGGATGAGGCTGATGAACTACATGAGCAAGGTTTCACAGTAGTACAGATTGGTTGATTTCTTTCTTTTCAATTTTAGGGGACTTAGGTCCCCTTTTTTGTCCGTAGCTATTGATTTTACCAATCATAAGTAGTATAATGATTGAATGACAAAAGTGAAGCCAACTACAAAAGAACAGTTAGTTTACTACCTATTGCAAAACATAAGTTTGGGAACGTATGATAGACGATTCCTAACAAATTTACAAGCAAGCAATATACAAACAAAGAAGCCAGCAACTAGCAATCAAGCTGACTTGCTGGTAAAAATCACATCTAGGTACGCCAAGCAACTTCAACGACATGAAATTGATTCGGATGAAATGGTGAACTTACCTTGGGGAGTAGCCCCTGTTCAGAGCTTACCTGAATACACTGACGCATTTTGTTCTATCAAAGATGATGTTGTTGAAATACGTAGCCCCTACAAAAAAGACTTCATATCAGATATCAAAAATACTAAATTGAGGCTAGAGTGGAACAAGGATACTAGAGTTTGGAGTGGTCCTTTGTGCGAGGATACTCTACGGCATTTTATTCAATGCCTTGACAAGCATTATGATGTTGTTCGATATTGTCCGGCAATAGTTGATATTATAAATACGCTAGTAGAATACGAAACTGCCACTTGCTGGGATCCGTTGTATACATATATCAATGGTAACTTTCTAGTCGCATGTATCAACCCGCACTTAGAACGAATCATAGATGAAGTTGAGTTAAATGCTTCACTTGCTACTCTAGCAAAATTACATAGTGCTGGTATTGATATCTCTGATATAGTCAAAGAAAAAGCAGTTGAGTTACTAGGCGGCACTGACGAGGCTATTCGTCTTGTAGATTTTGCAACATCGACTAAGCCTATTGTAGGGAATGATTATACTCTTGAACTGGTTAATTTTCTTGAAAAGATTGAGTGTGACTGTGCAATCATAATGGAAGTTTATAAAGGCACGTCAGCGACAGCCAGTGACAAATTAAGAACATTGTTTAGTAATAGCACAGTACCAGTTCAGTTTATCGGTAGAAAACTAGAACAACTAGATATCGACATATCTCAATATAAGTACCCGGTACTAATCAATACTGCACTATGGGGTGTAGGTTCACAATCAACTAGCAAACTCAGAGTGAGTAAGTCTATCTATTTAGGCAATAGCAAACCAATCGAGGTTAAATGAAAGAATGTAAATTAATAATTAGGGACGAAGTCAACGTCAAGATTGAGGGCTTAGAACTAAGCGACCGCAAAGCATTGATGAAGATGTTTGAATACGAAAAGCCGGGCGCGAGGTATTTGCCAAGTGTCCGATTAGGTAGATGGAATGGTAAGATTAGTTTCTTTAGCTTAGGTGGTAGCACTTATGTTAATTTGCTACCTCAGATTCTGCCAGTCCTTGACCGAGCAGGGTACGACATTCAACTAGAAGACTTGCGTGAGTACTCAACTACCTTTAACTTTGATGAAGTAACTGAAAAGACCTTTGCTCATAAAGTATGGCCTGACAAGCACCCAATCGCAGGTCAACCTGTCGTGTTGCGTGATTATCAAATCACTATCATTAATGAGTTCTTAAAGAACCCTCAGTCTATTCAAGAGATTGCAACGGGTGCGGGTAAGACGTTAATCACTGCGGCGTTGTCAGCCAGTGTCGAGAAGTATGGTCGCAGTATTGTTATTGTACCTAACAAGTCTCTAGTCGTTCAAACAGAAGCAGACTATATCAACTTGGGACTTGATGTTGGTGTATACTTCGGTGACAGAAAAGACTTTGGTAAGACACATACTATATGTACTTGGCAAAGTCTTGGTAATATGTTAAAGAAGACTAAAGCCGACGAAGCAGAAGTATCTATCGGTGAGTTTATTGAGGGTGTTGTTTGTGTTATGGTTGACGAAGTTCACATGGCTAAAGCAGAAGTCTTGAAAGAGTTGTTGACTGGTGTTATGAGTAACATTCCAATCAGATTCGGCTTGACTGGTACTATCCCTAAAGCAATATTTGAAGCACAAGCGTTGTACGTGTCGTTAGGAAACGTTATCAACAAACTAGCAGCCAGCACACTACAAGAGATGGGTGTTCTTGCACAGTGTCACGTTAACATAGTACAGTTACAAGACAAGACTGAGTTCAGTAACTACCAATCAGAGTTAAAGTTCTTGTTGGAAGATGATAAACGCTTAGTGAAAATCTGTACTATGCTTGAAAAGATTAAAGAGTCTGGTAATACACTCATCTTAGTTGATAGAGTCGCAGCCGGCAGAGAGATTCAAACTAGACTTAGTGAAGCGTTTACTAAAGCTAGATTAGATTATGAAGTTAGTTTTGTATCAGGTGGTACTGATATGACAGAACGAAAGGAACAATATGATGAAGTTGCGACAGCTACTAACAAAGTTATTATTGCTACTTACGGGGTCGCCGCAGTTGGAATTAATATTCCTCGCATTTTTAACTTGGTTCTTGTGGAGCCTGGCAAGTCGTTTGTTAGAGTTATTCAATCTATAGGTCGCGGCATTCGTAAAGCAGAAGATAAGGATCATGTCCAAATCTGGGATATTACAAGTTCATGTAAGTTTGCCAAACGACATTTGACCCAACGTAAAGCATTCTACAAAGAAGCTAACTACCCGTTTAGTGTAGAGAAGATTGACTATAAGTGATATAATAAGACTATGCGAATTTTGACCCTCGATAACAAATACTATAATTTAGAAACACTACCGGAAGAAGTAGATGATTTGCGCTTTGCTATTTTAGACAACAGCACACCGACAAACGTAGACTATCATTACATTCCTCTTATCTTCTTAGAAAGTTTCAATTCACCTGCTCTCGTATTACGAATAGGTGACAAGACAATTAAGATGCCAGTAGATTGGCAGATACTAATCGGTGAGGCAGAGATTGGTGACTTGGAAACACTTCCATTAACGTCTATTAACGATAGGGGATTTAAAGCATTTGAGTTTAACCCACTCTCAGCATTTAGACCTAGCTTCTTAGACATTGAGATTGTAGATATATATCACGATGTTACTTGGTATGCACCTCGACTAAAGAACGGTCAATTCTTATGCGTACCAATTGATGACGGAGATAAACCACGATGCGTTTACTTCGTTAAAGAGATTAGTAGAAACTGTGAAATTGTAGACTATCAGCAGGCTTGGTAATGGCAACAAAGAAACCAGCAGTACCCAAAGACGAGAAATTAGAAAAGCAAGACTTTGACTTGTTCGAAGCACTTGCGGCTATGGATCGCAAAGACTATAACTATCTTGACAACATGACAGAGGAACAGCAAAAGAAGTTTGTCCCCTACATGATGACACACTGGATGAGCGCAATCAAAGACAACGGTGGTGTGCAAGGTTATTATGTAATGAGTACCGAGTACTCTGCGAATAAGCATCTATTCAATGAGTATGTTCAAAAGCATCCTAAACTGCAATGGTTGATGTTGTGTGCTAGTAGCCCCGGGCTCGGAAAGAAGTTTCATCAATGGATCCCTCACTTGTCTAGTAAAGTAGCAACATTAAAAGAAACTCCCAAACTCAAAGATGTCAAAGAATACTATACTAAGATTTATCCTAAGGCAGACAGCGAATCACTCGCACTCATTAGTGAAGCCTTCGTTGAAGAACACAAGAAAAAAGTCTATCTTGCAAAAAGATTCCCCGATTTAAAAATCTCAGATATTGAAGTATTAGCACAAACCGTAACAGATGAAGACATTAGAGCGTATGAAAGAGACCTCGGAAACGAGTAAGTACTCCTGTGAATTCTGTAAGAAAGAATTCTCACGTGAGCGAACCCTAGTAAGTCATCTATGTGAGAAGAAACAACGATGGCTCAGCAAAGACCATCCTAGTAACAGGATAGCATTCCAATGCTGGGTTCGGTTCTACGAGAAGCACAGTATGAGTAAGACTAAGAATCGAACGGTCGAAGAATTTATAACTAGCCCATACTACATTGCTTTCGTAAAGTTCGGTACCTATTGCGTTGATGCTAAAGTGGTCAACATACCTAGATATGTTGATTGGCTTCTTACTAACCAAATCAAGTTAGACACTTGGAATAAGGATTCAGTTTATGAACGATTCTTATGTGAGTATTTGCGTGTGGAAGATGCGTTTGATGCCATCTACCGTAGTGTAGAATATTGTACCACACTAGCTGAGATGGATGAGATTCAGCCCAATGATGTGTTTCGTTACAGTAACCCAAATCGTCTATGTCAGGGTATATGTTCGGGCAAGATAAGTCCATGGATGTTGTATTGTAGTGATAGTGGTATCCATTTACTAGAGACATTAAATCCAGGTCAAGTTAAAATGATTAATGATTACATAAATCCAGAACAATGGGCATTGAAGTTTCACCGTGACGCAAATCTTAAACAACAAATTAGAGACACCCTCAAACTGGCGGGGTACTAGAGTACGCATCCCGTGGTCAAGGGGAGGTCACCTGACAATGTGGAATGAGACTTGCGCATGGGCAATGGAAGAATATGGTCTCCCCGGAACTCTATATACTTGCAACTTAACACCTGACTATATAGATTTTCATTTTCACAAAGAAGAACATGCTGTTCATTTTAGTTTGAGGTGGTTATGACCAAACTTCATCTCTATCAATCAAACTTGTGCAAGGAAATAGTAATGACTGCACAAACACAACTATGTACGCTCGGTATCTATTATGCCCCTTACATGCCAAAGATTATGAAACCAAAATATCAATTCAGCCGTGCTAAATGGTTTACGGCAAATTTTGACCATAGAAAATACGATGAGGTACAAGCATGGTGTACTGACAACTTTGGACCTCACCCTAGACACCCTGATGCATGGTCTCGATGGGTACACACCTACGAAGACCAGATTTTCTTTAGAGATAGCAAAGATTACGAATGGTTTGTACTACGATGGAGCTAAAAATGGAATTAAATCACTTATCAGATGAGGAACTTATCGACCACATCATTCGCTATGATGAGGACCCTGTGCGAGTTCGTCTTGCTACAATCATGCAACGCACCAAAGGTGCAATCATTGACGACTTAGAAACTGCTGGTATGGACCCAACGTTCTGCAACTTTCGCAGTATCGTGAATCAAATCGACTATCATCCTGGTAGGTACATCATGCACCTTGAAGGTGAAATTGAGCACTTATGGTTTATGTCAGAGCAAGATAGAAAAGAAATTAAGAACCTAGAAGCAAGAACTATCATGGACGTTTTTGCTGAGTTGAAGCAAGAAATCAAGACGGCAGAGTATTCTAAAGAACTAGCTATCAAAGACCGAGAATCTGCCGAGAGGCGTGAACAAGACATGAAGCACAAACTTGATATGTGGGCTATCCTGCAGAGATAATATGCTTACAAGTATTTGGTATCGTGTAGAAGATAAGAAGCCCGAAGTAACCGGGTATTACCTAGCATATAAAAAGTCATCACTAGGTGATGACGAAGAAGGGTTTGGATGTTATTTCTGGAATGCACAATACAGTGCATGGAGTGAATCTGCGGCTCCTAATTCACATGTTATTCGGGCAAGTATATGGTCAGCATTGCCTGAACACGATCCTGACAACTATAGTTACCATACACCATCTGTCGCAGAAATTGATGCTTGGGAGAATGTTGAGAATGCAATCAGTAAGTTTAACATGGTGAAAGAGTTGTCACGGTAATGGAAAAGTTCTACGGGGGCGGTGGCAATCAAAACCCAACATTCATCTATCAGTTTAGAGTGAAAACTGTAACCAATGAGATGTACAATTGGTGCAACGACTATCCTGCCGAAGGACATTTTAAACGATGGCATGTTGAACATGCCTTTAGAAGATTAGATTTTTGCGATGTTATCCACTTTGAATATCGTGAAGCCTATCTAGCTTTCATGTATGCGTTTGCAGGTGAGATACTAGAAGACAAGACTATGAGTGGATACAAAGTATGAGTGAATTTGAATTTTCTCGAATAGCGTGGGACAACGAAAAGAAACAAGATAGTTGGGTTTTCTGGCGTAACATGCAGAAGATGAAGGCAATCTACCAAGAAGACTGTTCTCAATCTCCGTACGAGGTGTTTGAATTCAGTAAATGGCTCGAAGTAAACTTTGGAATCAAAATCTTCTTTGACAAAAACGGGAACGTATTACAGGACTATTCTATAGTAGACGAAGCCAAGTACATGTTCTATCTATTGAAACACACATGAAAATAGTTTGGGGCAGAAGTATAGGTTGGAACATTGATATAATAAAAATGGAATACACTATTATTGAAAACGGAGCAGATTGCTACCCGTGGAAAGAAACATTCGTTATATGGCCTCGTAGAAGCGTTACTGGTGCACCATTGTTCTGGACTAAAGCATACAAGCGTAGAGTGTGGGTTGTATGGGGTACAGGATTTCATATGGAACCTGAAACACAATATGCAACCGCTTTTGATTTGTTGACGTATGTTACGCCTTAAAGCCCGTGTTAGAAAGTACCTTGCTAATAGAAAGCTAGAAAAGAGTGGCTACAGAAGTTGGCGCGTGTACCGGCACAATCGTGACAATGATATTGTTCGGTATGCTGACAGAGTGAGTGACTTCTATGGTGAAAAATACAAGTATGTACATAGGATAGAATATGGTCAAAATCACTATGCACATCAAGTAGTACATGATTGGGGTCCAGGTGGCATCAGATTCGGTTACGAAGACATACGAGACTGGTGTGAAGCTAAATGTAGATTCAAGTATCGCATGGACATTCATAGAGCATACAAGCAAACTGGTATCGGTATTAACGGTGACTTACACGAAGACTATTGGTTCAATGATATCGCCGGTGGTGACTTTGTTTACTTTGCCTTTCAGCATGAACAAGATTACTTGATGTTTTTATTGAGGTGGGGTTGATGGAATTCACTGGATATTCACTAGCCCGTGCTGAGGAACAACGCAACCGTATGCTGAATAAAAAGTACTGGCCTTATCACGTTGTTGTATCAGGTATTTACGAACCACAACAATGGTGCTACAAGAATTTAAAAGGGCGAAACTGGCGCAATGTTGGAAGTTACTTTGCATTCAAGCGTCAGCAAGATGCAATGATGTTTACATTGAGGTGGAGCTGATGCTAGAAAAGATAAACCGAATGTTAAAGGTGTTCGGTGGCAAGGTGCAAGAACAAGCAACTGAAAGGTTCGTAAAGCCGGGAGACCCATTTAGTCCGTTTAAGATAGAAAACGGGCAAGTGGGGTTTAAGCCTTACCTAATCATTGAGAATCAAAACGAAACTGTGTTATACTCACATAACTGCATAGCCATAGATGTGAGCCCGATAGTTGAATCATGGATTCTGGATCAACCAGCCCACATGTGGAAGTATGCAGAAGAATACGATGATTGTCATTATGCCATGACACGATTTTTAGTGTACGCAGAATTATTGACTTGGATAGAATTAAAATGGGCGTGAAACACATTAGTGCTAATTGGACGAACGTTGGTATGAGCGATATGGACACCATTGGTGTAGCCTATGCAAAAGCCATTCAGCAAGAAATGGATAATGAGATTATGATTAAGATGATGAAGATGAACGGTTGGTTTGTAGTAACGATGGACCGATTCAAAGACATGAAGCATCCCATTGAAATTGAAGAATGGTGTAACTTAACAATAGGCGAGAGTAAGGAAGAATGGAATAATTTCGGTACTACTTACTTGTTTAAGAAAAAAGACTATGCTGAATGGTTTAGTTTGAGGTGGCTATGACTAGAAAACTTAAAAAAACTATCTGGCCCTATAGTTCTTTCTTTAAGACAGAACAAGATGAACACGGCTTTGAAGTTGATGATGAAAAATGTACAGAGCGTGAAAAATGGCTATGGGATAACATGAATGAGGGTATTCGCAGTCGTGCGTATATTGTACACGAAGGAAAAGGTGTCACCTACTATTTTCAACAAGAAAAAGATTACCAGTGGTTCATATGGAGATGGGTCTAATGGATTTAGTTTGCGAAGAGGGTAGAGTATACGGTGCTCGTTATTATACAATACACCCCGTAATTAGTTGGGACCTAGCCGGAGACTGGGGCAACATAGACAGTTGGAACAAGATGATGGAATGGATGGTTGAGACTATGGGACCTAGCCCGTCAGATGGTGTACATACCCCGGGAGCACGATGGTATGCAAACAACGCAAAGTTTTGGTTTAGAACAGAGGAGGACCGTAACTGGTTTATGTTAAGATGGCAGTAAAAATAGAAATTACGGAAACGTTTGTTAAGACGCTGAATAATGCGGCAAGAGAGTGGTCCAGTGAACCCATGACTATTACAAAGTTTAAACACTTTGATGAATTATGTGCGGCTGAATATGGTATCAACGCTACATTCTCTGGTGACAGGGGTGTTGTCGAACTACAGTCTGCTAAAGTCATCGATGAAGAAAAATACATTTGGTTCTTACTTAGGTTTGGCATGCAATGAGTTCATTCAAATTCAGAAAAGAAAACTATTACGGTAGTAAAAGAAACATTCATACTATTTCTTGGATCGGCCACGGTGAAGTTGATTCTAACGAAATTAAGAAATGGTGCAAGAAAAACTTTGGACCTAGCGGGTATCGTGAAGACATTGAAGACAGTTATTGGATTGATAACACTGACCACGGAGAGATAATGTTATGCAAGGATGAGTTCGTAACATTGTTTAGACTACGGTGGGAATAACGATAAAACTTAAAGACGGATTAAAGGGAGCCGAAGAGCAATGGCTCGCTAAGAATATCGGACCCAGAATGCATTACCTCCACAATAGTATAGGCGGTCAAGGATGGATTGCTAAACGTAAACTATCGGAGGTTGACCGTTTTTCGATTGATGGCGACAAAACAACTGGGATGACCCATCAATGGTTTCTCACCCTAGAAGACGAACGCTTTGCTACATTCTTTTTAATGATGTTCCCACAATGAAGCAGATAACAGCAGAAGGATGGGGACCCGGTGAGTCGATGGATGTAGTGAAAGAACTACGAAGTAAAGGGTACGTCCAAGGTGTAGACTTTGACTTTGAATATCATAAGCCCAAATACAGTGACACCTCTTACGATTTACTGTATAATAGACGTACTGTGTTCACATTCTATACCGAATCGTTAGCAACATGGTTTTCATTGGTATACTTATAATATGGCAATTTCTAGATTGGGCATTAGTACTGGCACATTTGTGCCACTACCTGCGAAAAACACTACTGACTGTAGGGATGGCAAGAACACTTGGGGCGGCAAGTCGTACTATACCTATGACTTTCGCTTTAAGAAAGAAGACCCGACTACTATAGTAAAATGGTTACGAGCACAAATGGGACCACGTGGTGAAGGCTGGGACTTTATTTTGAATTCAAGTGCAGGCACTGTCTCAGTCGAGATTTGGGATAGCAAGAAGATTTTTATTTACGAGATGTGGAAGTTATGAACACGGCAGAAAACACTTGGAGAACAGTCGCAGGTCTTAAACCTATTCAATCGTGGAAGTGTCGATTGGGATGGCATCGATGGACAAGCTATGAAGTAATTGAACGCAGTGAATGGATGGGCACATCTGTTGCTAGATGTAATTGTGCAGATTGCGGCCTACCAAGAATCGAGCGACCTTATTCATCAAAGAAAGAAAACTAATGGCAAATGATATTATGATTGACATTGAGAGTTTGAATACGACGCCTAATTGCGTAATTCTAACTATTGGTGCAGTGAGATTTGATCCTAAGGGTTCGGGCGTAGTTGAGCGTTTAGAACTAAGACCTACTATCGAGGATCAAACTGGTATCTATGGTAGAACTATCAACGAAGATACACTACGTTGGTGGGGTGAACAATCACCTGAAGCTATTGAAGAAGCGATGGGCGATTGGGGCAGAGAACCATTCGATGTTTGTATGGAAAAGTTATATAAGTTCTGCTGGAACCGTCGTGCTGTTTGGAGTAACGGAGCAGGCTTTGACTGTGTTGTTATGGAAGATGCATGGCGTCAAGTATCTGACAAGCCTAATCCTATTCCCTGGCCCTTTTGGTCAGTCAGAGATACACGCACTCTGTATGAGGTTGCTGGAGTGAAGCTAAAAGATGGTGGACATGTTACAAGTCATAAAGCAGTAGAGGATGCCGAAAGACAAGCTATTGTTGTACAGAAAGCATATACTAAACTAATTAAAGCAGAATTGATTCCACCGAAATGAAATTTAACTCAGACGTAGATATTGACTTTGGGGATAGAGAACAGATATTGAATCTCATCCAGCATACTCCTGCGGCAATGCGCAACGTGCATCCTATTCGCAAACATGCAACAGGTGTATATGTGACAGATGTGCCGTTTGATAGTGAGAATTCAATATGTAACTTAGATTACACAGTAGCAGAGGAAAGAGGCTACTTGAAGTTAGACTTTTTGAATGTGCATATCTATAGTCAGATTACCGATGAAGAACACTTAGCATCGTTGATGGCAGAGCCTGATTGGGGTAAGTTACAGAATCGAGAGTTTGTAGAACAACTCACACACTTGAGTAATCATTTCAACAGTATGCAGAGAATGCCCGAGCCTATTGATAGCATACCTAGATTAGCGATGTTCCTAGCTGTGATTAGACCGGCAAAGAAACACCTAGTGGGATTGACTTGGAAAGAAGTCGCAAAGACTGTGTGGGATAAAGATGATGACGGCTACACGTTTAAGAAAAGTCATAGTTTAGCCTATGCTCACTTAGTTGTAGTTCACATGAATTTGTTACGGTAAACGTTTGACGAGTGTGATTGACTTGCGCTTGCTCTTACGCTTGCTCAGTTCCAACATGCTACATATCGGACCGTGAATGACATTCAAGCTCTTATTGTTGAATGTACGTAGGTATGGTCTGAACACAGACCATTCTTCTTTTAGAAACATATTAATAGGCACTAGTCTATTAGATTCCCACCACCACGTGTCACCTAATTCTAGGAACTTTTCTCGTAACTCTGGTCCAATGATAGCACCATAGTCATATATAGTGGTCACAATGTCGTCCCTGTTCTGGACAATACCAACATAGTCTTGTCCTGCGTAGGAGCAAACTGTGATAAAGGGGTGATTTTCGCTTAGTCGGCGGAAGAACTCGTTTGATATCATTAAATTATTATATGTCTCGGAATATTTA